TGTATTTGTTCAGTCTCAGACACGGAAGAAAGAAATAATCAAATTCATCATTGAAGTCCTGTTTTGTACACCCAAGAACTTTTGCTGTGATTCTGGCTTCACTGCTGCCGATATCGGATAGACTCACATATTCCGGGAACGCCTGTACAATTCCATGCATGGCATTAAATACATCTACATTTTCCAGAAATACTTTTATAGTTTCTTCAACATCATGCCGGCAGTAAAAAACTGTCTGTTCTATTTCTTTCTCAGTCAGCTTTCTTTTGATATCAAAGGGTACTTCTGTTTCCTTGATATTACTACCCATAAAACCTTCCATGGTCTTCAGACCAACAGGTGGGTTAGGCATAACATCATAATTTATCATTGGAAGTTTATTAAATACTCTTGAATACTGCCATCCTTCTTTTCCCTGAATGATGATCCAGTCATTGATCTTCTTTGGATCCAACCCCAACAGAATCCCTTTCATGATGTATTGGTCATAATGACGGTTGTTAAATCCAACCCATATGTTGCTCATATTTCGCTCATATAAGGTTCTTAACTTATCCTTGTCATTGATTATCACGTGTTCTTTTTGATTCGTTACATCAATGAAAACTGCAAGCCAGTCACGTTCAAAAACCTCAAAATCGTAAAATATCATCCTGTCACCTTTTCAAATGCAGGGTGGAATAACATATTGCTATCCCACCCATAACTTAATTAGCAGTCAAACACCTCATTGATAGTGATAGGGTTGAAATCTTTCGCAGCCCAATCAACCTCAGCTTCAACCTTTCCCTGCACTTCCTGAAAGATGTCAAGAATACAATCAGCAAAGTCAGAATAATTGTAAAATTCCGGTACGGTTTCTGTTTCCAGCTTGTCAAGCCATGTGCAAACGGACTTGATAGCCTTACCATCATTCCATTTTTCAGAAGTCTTGTTTCCAGAGATTACACGATTGAAAAACAGCAGTCTGCCTTTATGCGGACCTTCTTTGATCTTGCACTGTACCGCAAACATCAGCTTGTCTTTCGCTTTCGTCGGCTTAATTTCCATTTTATCGAAGCCAACAATATAAGTACCGTCCGGGACATCCTCAAATGAAGAAAGATCTGCATTCTTTACTTCTTCCTGTAATGCGTCAAGATCAACTTTCTTGTCAAATGCACTGAAATCTACTGCCATAATAATTCACCTATTTAACCTTTCATTTATATAAATTTATTTGTTATCTGATTACTGTCTGGTTCTGCGTCTTCTCTGCCCTCTGACCGGTGGTTCCGGTGTATTCATTGCACCTTCAGTTTCTGGTGCGGCATCCATTTTATCAGATTCAGGCTCAGTAACTTCTGGTTCTTCCTGAACTGGTTCAGACTGTTCAACTGTCTGTTCAGCGGTCTTTCTTTCCTTGCGTGTTCTTCTTGGTGGTTTCTGTAACTCAGGGGCAGGTACACTTGCAGCCGCTTCTGCCGCAACATCAAAATCAACTTCTTCAGAATCACCTGCTGCTTCCTGAATTGCTTCATCTACTTTTTCCTGATACTCTACAAGTTTCTCATGGTTTTCAGCTTCTACCTCAGCCCTGCTCTTGCGTGTTCTTGTAGTCTTTTCAGCTTTTTCAACTGGTTCTGCTTTCTGTCCTGCTTTTCTGGTTCTGGAACGTCTGCCGGAAGCATCCGGTTTTTCAATATCACCTGCTACTTTCTGGTCCTCTTTGTCCATTTCTTCATCTGACTTATATGTACCCAGTTCATAATAATTTTTAATCTTGTCGTACACATAGTTCAGATCATTATCAATGGCATAATTCTGGAACATTCCAAGAGGTGACTTAACTGTATCTTTTCCGCTGTTCTGAGTGTAAAAGTAATATTTAGCTTCATATACACCAGTTCTCAGAACGATTGTAAACAGTCCTTCAATAGTGATCTTCTCTCTTAACAGTTTTCCGATCAGCTTAACTGTAGTCAGTCCATTGTCCAGAGTTTCCAGATGGGTCATATAAGCAACTACCACATCATCCGGTAAGTCTTTGCACACATCAATGATCTCAAAGTAATTTGCACCGAAATCATTGTACTTGTCCCATCCAGTTTCCTTGATTCTGTTCATGTAAGGGATGGCAAGTATATACTGGAAATCATCAACCACGATCAGCTTTTTACCAGCTTTGACCTTTTCCTTCATGTACTTGATAATTTCTCTTGCATCTGTCACATTATCCAGTGTTTCAAAATGATTCTTGAATGGTAATGGTTTACCTACCGGATTTACTACTGCTGTAATAGCCGGGTCACAATTTCTCATGCTGGTACTTTTACCAGTACCAGACTCACCCATGATTAATACTTTCTGTGCCATAATTCTTATACCTCTCTTTCTTATTCTTCATCCTCTGGATTGTTATTACCCTCAATGACCTTACTGGCCCACATATCAGCCCAGTGAAGGATCATATAAAGCTGTGTTTCATGCCCCTTGACACCATAGTTTGCAGTTTCATACAGTCCATCATGGTATCTGATGGCAAATTCTTCATCCTCTGTCAGATCAATGAACAGGGTTGCAAGTTTAATGGATCTGGTTGCGTGATCCAGCGGTAACAGTGACGGATTACGTTTCCATGGTTTAGCATCTGACTGTTTACCGGATTTCAGGATGTTAGGAATGTACATCTGTTTTCCATAATCGCCGCATTTACCGAGATCATGCAATAAGGCGGCAATCACTACACTATCCTTGATTTTGTTGTAGCCTGCACCACCCAGCAGGGAGACACCGATTTTTTCAGCAGTAAACATTACATTGACTGAATGTGCCGCCAGTCCACCTTTTTCATGTGAATGGTTTCCACCAGACGCAGGGGCTTCAAAAAATCCGCATTCTCTCATATACTCAATCAGGTCAAGGACTCCATCACGCCCGGTCTTAATCAGTTCTTCCCTGATAATATCTGGGTAATTGTATTCAACCGCAGTTGCTTTCTCATTCGCCCCTTCTGCAACCTCATTTTCTAATGTACCTGTTGCAACCTGCTCTGCTGTCATTTCCTCAACTTTCTTTTTTGCCATGTTTATTTATCCTCTCTTTCTTAATTTTTCTTTCCACTGATCCTGAAATTCAATGTTATCCAGGTACCATGAATTTCCCTTTTCAGTATCTGCTACAAATTCCTTGAAATTATCAAAATCTTTTGGGTACAGTAAAATCCCACGTCCACCAGCTTTTCTGATGTTCTCAAGATGATAAAGCTGCAACTCTGATGGTTCCCCTCTCGGTGCTTTTATTTCAAGTCCAAGGAATCTACCACGCATACACACCAGTAAATCGGGAATCCCACTTTTGGTATAAGCCGCACCACCCCAGTATTTCAGGAACCAGAATCCTTTTCCCTTCAGGAAGGTTTTCACCTTATTTTCAAAGTTCTTTTCTGCTGCCGTATTACTCACCTCTTTTCTCAGATTTATATGTATATCCGTTCGCATAAGCAAACAGTGTCAACCATGCAAAGTTGATACAGCAAATGATCCCAGGAATCCAGGAATAGGAATCTAACAGACTACCAAAATATAAAAATGAGATACCATTGATAAGTGTAATCAGCTTTAAAACTCTATTTTTCAAACAACTCATCTGTCAGTTCCTTCCCCTTTCTCAATGCTGCAAAATTCTTTTCCTCAAAACTGCCTTTCACCAACAGGTAATAATAAAAGCAACTTTTATCCTGTCCTATACGGTGAATACGTTTCTTTGACTGTTCCCATAAATCACAGGATCCTTTGCCAAGTGGCAGGGTGTAGTAAATGATCTTATTTGCTTTCTGAAAATTTCCACCCATTGCACCAGCCTGATACTGAATGAATGTCACGCTGTTCTCTACACACTCATAGGCATACATTGAACGCCCTGAACCATTCACAAAACTTACTTCCCGGTCAAGTGCTTCACATATTTTCCTTAGCCTTGTAAGTTCCTCATTAAAATTGTAGAAAACAATCACCCTGTCTTCTGTTGATTCCAGTAAGTCCCTGAATGCATCCATTTTCTCCTGATGGTACATTCCGCATAACTGCCTTGCATACAGAATCTTAGTAAGACTGTTATCACCTACCAGTTCCGTACCATCATCTAAAACCAGATAACCATTTTTCATGAAATGCCTGTACTCTTTGGTAGGTTTCACATAAATCTTCTGTTCAATCTGTTCAGGCAGTTCAATGACTTCCTGCGTTTTCATAAATACTGCCCCATGTTGTGACAGTTTCTTTTTCAGATGATCTACGTGTTTATACCCAGTAACAACTTCCCGTTTGAATTGCCCCTGTTCTACCCATTCTGTATCTACATAGGAAGCCCAGAATGCTTTTTTCTTTATGTCCCATCCCAGCAGCTTGCATTGTGACCACAGCTTTTCATATTTACCGGATGTTGGTGTACCTGACAACAGAACAACGCTTTCTGGTTGTAATCTCAGAATGAATTTTGCTCGCCGTGTAGTCTCATTTTGTATCAGTGAAGATTCATCCAACATCAAAGTAAAATCCTTTATATGAGTGATATATGGACGCCTGTACACCAAATCATAGTTGATAACACCGACAATCTGTTTTTTACAGTCATAGATGGTACTGGTGTCAATCAATTCCCGGAACCGTACCACCTGTGTTTTCTTTGTCAGGTTGAACACTTCATAATCTGGATAGTACTTTTCAAAGTGATCCACCCAGTCATCAATCTTTGATTTCTGGCAGACCACCAGATTTACGTCATTATTCAGCAAGTACATTTTCTCTGCACCGACAAAAGTTTTACCAAGGCCCATGTCCAAGTAATATGCGCATCTGTTGAATGATTCTGTCTGGTCAAGGGCTTTTTGCTGGTGTGGCATAAATTGTAAAGAAGTCATGATAAAAATTTTAAAATCGCAGCTAATCCTTGATGTACATTACCAACCTGTTCAATCAGGTTTTCTTTCAGATCATCACCTTTTTCTTCACATACATCCGGCTGACAGGTAATGTTTAATTCAGCTGCAATTTCATCAACCACCTTGTCAAACATGGTATCAAATACCGCATCTGAAAGGTCATGATTTCTAATGATTTCAAGACGGATAATATTTTTCACAGCTTCGGTAATATCATCCTGTGAAATATTTCCACCTGTAAGTGCATAAGACTTATTAATAGCGTCCTGAATACCCTTATCAATTCCTTTTTTCTTAATAAGTTCCATAATCTTTTCCATTACTTTTATCCTCACTTTCTTTCTGTAAGCTCAATCTGTAACTTTGCAACTTCAACAGCAGCTCTATACACAAGTGCATACTTGTTATTTCCGTGGGTCTGCGTTACCTTTTCCAGAAACTTATCAATCTTCCCAAGAAAACAACCACATTTTACGGTGATCTCATTGTCTTTATCTCTAAAGAATGTAGTAAAATCGTTTCTGCTGCCAACAGAACCCATTACCAGAACATGACTAGCCAAAAAGACCTCGGCATTGCCCCAAACCTTGGCATCATCACAAACCTTGGCATCATCACAAACCTCGGCATCATCACAAACCTCGGCATCATCACAAACCTTGGCATTGCCCCAAACCTTGGCATTGCCCCAAACCTTGGCATTGCCCCAAACCTTGGCATTGCCCCAAACCTTGGCATCATCACAAACCTTGGCATCATCACAAACCTCGGCATTGCCCCAAACCTTGGCATCATCACAAACCTTGGCATTGCCCCAAACCTTGGCATCATCACAAACCTCGGCATCATCACAAACCCAAGCCTTTCCTTCATGGGAAAGATTTTCTTCTTTCTCGATCCAGCCACCAAGTTCCCCAACTTTGACAAATCCAAATTCGACTGTGGCTTTAATTCTATGTAACGTTGCGGTCCTGTTCCAAAGTTCAACCCGTTTAGTTTCCCCTGTAAATTCATATTTTTTCATTGTCATTTTTCCTCTCTTTCTTTTAACTTAAAACACTCTTCAAATGTCATACTTGTATATTCAAGTATTTTGTATATTTCGGATATGGTAAATTGTTTCTTACCAACTATTTTTTGATATGTGTTTGTCATACTACGCTGTATGATATGCGCTATCTCATCACAGTTACATGAATTATTTTTAATGAATCTTGACAACCCTTCATAATTGCATGATTCTGATAACTTTTTTGGTTTACCCCTCTTATTTGTCAAAGGTTCACTTAACAGCTGATGTGCACGCTGACGTGAAATACCAAATTTGTCCCCCAATCTCTTGATAAGTGCATCCATCAAGATACATGGAATACGCTTCAACTTTCTGTTCTTTCGTCATACCTACCACCTAATTATTCCATCTGATCCTCAAATCAATATTCAACTGCGCTTTGATTTCTTTAATGTAATCGTCCCAGGTTGCCAGATCATCCATGAGATACTCAGCACCTTCTTCCATCTTGGCAATCAAACGTCTGCAACGTTTCTCACCGAAACCAAATTCGTCATGAACGGCAGCAATACATAAGATAGTGAATGTATCAATTGTCATTTCCTTGATTTTCTGTGATGCTTTATCCAAATCCTTAGCTGCCAGAGAAGTATGTATTCCGGTCACACCACGAAATTTACATTCTCTCTCTAATGCTTCAAGTCCACCTTCCTTTACAATTCTTCTGGCAAGATCAAGACCGTCTTCACGACCTCTTTCATACTCTCTCATTTTGTTCATAAGGCAATCCCCTCAACTTCTGCAAATCTCTTTGCATTGATAAAATAGGACCATCTGTTGTCAGAGGTATGTACTGCATATCCCCAGGGAAAAACACCCTGCTGTAAACCTTTTCTGACCGTGTTATGGTTCATACCCATCAGTTTCGCCGCCTTCGTCACATCAAGTCTCGGGATAACGCCATCCCTAATTTCAAGCTGCGGCATAACCTGAAGTTCCTTATCCATGCCGGTGAAGTAATCAGAAGCCAGACCAAGTGACGTAGCAATGGCACTCTGGACATCTTCTGACGGGATCTGTTTACCTGACAGATACTGGCTCACAGAACCCTTACTTTTCCCGGTCATTGTTACCACCTGCCGCTGGTTCAGGTTCAGTTCCTGCATTGCCTTTTTTAATTTCTCAGCAAATTTCATTTGACCTCACCGCCTTCCGGGAAACTATTGTTGTTATACTGTCTCATAATATGGATCTTATATTTTCCATCTGAGCATTTCTGAGCCTGAATGATGCGGTAACCTTTCTTGCTGTCCTTTAATTTCTGTTCAAATACCGCAAATTCCATTTCAGAATCAAACTCAATGAACTGTTCAATCCACGCTGAAATGATTTTTTTCATTGCAATCCTGCTCACTTTCTGCTACTATGTAGCTGAAATTATTTTTGTTGCTGTCCCATGGGAACTGGTACTTCCTGTGGGACGTTTTTATTCCCTGACATTTCGCTTACGTTTCGGTGTCAGGAAGTTTTCATCTTTACCAAGTGCTGCGCAGATGTTCTTTCTGCTCTGTTCCATAGGCTTGTGACTTCCCTTGATCCAGCTCATTATTGCAGCCACACTGACAGCCGCTTTTCTTGCCAATGTAGGCAAGTCCATGTTCTGCTCACTCATTTCCAACAACATCTTGGTGGTATCAATGGGTACTGACTTTGGTAAAAAATCAGACGGTTTTCTTTTTGGTTCATCAGTCTTTGCTGTGATCTCAAATTTATCTGTGACCTTTGGTTCCTCTTCATTGTCAATGTTTGGAACGATATTTTTCAGGATGTTCAACACATACGGTCTGTTACTGTCAAGGCACCCTGCCATGATCTCAGCACACCTGATTAATTTATCAGTCGCAACAATCACTGTAGGTACACCACTTTCAATGATCTCCTGCATACACTGTTCGTCTGGCTCTGCCCTTGCCCTGAAATAACTGTCAACCAGTTCCCTCTGGACTTTCCAAGCCAGATCATCTGTGAAGGACTTCACCAGCATCAGATAACCTGTTTCTGTGATAAGGGTAACTTCATTTGCTGTACCGCCCTGCGGTCTTGAAATACCAAGCCGACGAATTTCGTCGGGCTGGTTAATCTTATAAAAATCAACCCCATCTATGAAGTGCATCCTGTTTTCACGGAAGTTCCTTGATGCAGTACCGGGTTTCCTCTGATGTACTGCATCAACATCTTTGAGTGTGACAACTCTTTTACCCTGATACTCTTTAATCTGTATCTCTGTTCCCTGTATCTGCATCTGCTGCATTTTTTTCTCCTTTCTTACTCATTGCCGCAGCTGTTGCAATAGTTCCTTCCAGATAACCTCTCTCACGTTCGGTCATTGTAGGCAGCTTGTCTGCAAGGTCACGGATAATCTTCTTTTCTTTCTCTGACATAATGTTTTCACTTCCTTTCTGTGGTATACTCCCTATTAGAAGGGAGGTGTTTAATATGGAATTAACTAAAAGAGAACACGATATTTTGTACGACTGGATTACTTTTAACCTAATCCCCATTAAATCTTTCAATGATAGAAAAACTTCCTACGGTTTGAAACATATCTTTGAAGCAGATGAATGTGGGTTCTACGTCACCAATGATGATTTCAAAGAAGTCATGATTGAGCACGGTTTTAAAGTAAGAAACCCAAATGACATTAACTGGGTTTTTAATATCTCCAGCCGATCACCAGCCTTTAGGAAATAGTCTCTAACATGTCTGGTATCATGTTCTTTAAAGGTTCCTTTAATGTAATTTCATAAGTATTAAAATCCTCTACAGCATGGTACCCGGCATTTGTTAACACTTTCAGGAATGTTGATTTTCCAGTCTGCGGCTCTCCCTGAATGATGATTGTCTTTCCACTTTTCAGTGCATCTTTCAGTTTTTTAGCTTCCTGTTTTCCAAGTAATTCAAATAAATAATTGTTAAAAGTCATTCTGGCTCACACCCTTTCCGTAAGATGAAACTAAAGTTTTTCATTAAGTGCAGATTTTCTAATCTGATCCACTGTCAATGAAAGAAGTTCCGTAGCTTCCTGAACAGACAGGCCTTTGGCTTTCAACCAGTCGAAAAGTTCAAACCGAAGTTCTGTCTGTTCTTTTGTCAAATGTGTAGTCATTACATTCTGTTTAATCATTTCCATTTCTTCTCACCTCTCTCTTTTTCGTTATAGTCTTGCTTCGCTTGAACAATGTAAGTCAACAAGGTACTGTGTCCTCTCGCTCGTTGATTCTTCCGCTTAACACCTTCTTGTTATAGGAATAACGTGGCAATTGGCTTGCCCTCAGTACCCAGTAGTACACACTCTGCGTCAGTGTCCTGATGTTCCTGCTTTCTTCAACTGCTTTGCCGGGTCATGTTTGTCATACACGTAACTCTGTCTACCAGGTACCGTAGCCTAACTGCCATGTTACTTGTTACGTAGCCCTCTCGCTTCACCCGGTCTTTCCTGCTTTCCTTATTGACTTGTCAGTTCAGTGGATGGGACTGAACTGACGTTGTAATCAACAAAGACTGATGTGTCATTTGCTGTTCATCTTTTGTTGTTTACATGGCTATCATACGTCATTTAATAGCGTTTGTCAATACCCTTTTTGTTGTTTTAATGTCATTTTGTTGTTTTAATAGCATTTTTCTATTGATTTTTTATCCTCACTGGTGTACAATAAAAATAAGAAAAGAGGTGAGACAAGAATTGAATGAAAGATTAAAAAAGCTGAGAAAAACTTTAGATATGACTCAGCAAGCATTTGCTGATAAGTTAGGGGTAAAACGTAACACAGTCGGACAATGGGAATGTGGTGTAAACCCTTTAACAGATCAGACGGTTGTTTCTATCTGTCGGGAATTTAATGTCAATGAGAATTGGTTAAGAACTGGCGAAGGTGATATGTTCACGGAAATGTCCAGAGACGAACAAATTGAAAAATTTGTTGGAGACCTTTTACATGGTGAAGAAGATTCTTTTAAAAGACGTTTGATTTCAGGACTGGCAGCACTAGATGAAAATGGATGGAAAGTATTAGAGGACTTTCTGGATTCTATCCAAAAGAAAAGGGGCTGATTATTTCAGCCCCAGAAGTGCTTTGATATGTACATAGACAAGGCGCAAACACCTTTCGTCTAACATATCGAGCATTTCAATTATTTTTCTTTTATAGTCCAATACATCCATCCCCTTCACAGACCGCACGACCCGATTAGTAGCGATGTGGTAATTATATCACGAACATTTGTTCGTATCAAGTGGTAAATTATGGAAAAGAGGTGGTAATGTTTTGGCAAGGCGAACCAAAAGCCACGGATGTTTATATACTCTGATTATAGGGCCTTTTGAATTAACCCTCAGATTCTTAGGATGTTTTTTGAAATTAGGGCTATATTTTACCATGTATGTAATGATTTTTTGTTTTTATGTTGTATGGTTCTTAATCAGCGGAATATTTAAACTAATATGGAATTTGATTTCTCATAAAGGATCTGGATTCCATACAACCTGTACTACTGGTGAAGAATACGAAGTAATGTGCTGTCAAAAATTAAAACAACATGGATTTACTCACATAGAGACTACACCAAAATCTGGAGATCACGGTATTGATATATTGGCTCATAGAGCTGGTAAGAAATACGCAATTCAGTGTAAGTACTATTCTTCACCTGTTGGAAACCATGCAATACAAGAAGCATATTCTGGATGTGCATATTATCGCTATGATATACCTGTGGTATTAACGAATAACACGTTTACCAAAAATGCCATTGATGAAGCTAAAAATATTGGTGTTCAGCTTTGGCCACAAAACAAAATTCCTTTTTCTAATAAATCAATGTTCCGCGGATTATTCAAACGAACAGGAAATACAGAAGAATATAGTCAAGAAGAATACCAACAACTTCTCGACAATCTCGGAAATACTTATATTGATACACTTTCAAATGATTTAGGAACTTTTGTTAAATTACTGAATGTGAACAAATTACCAAATGGTTATCACATGGTATATGAAACTGATTCTGCTGCCATTGATGGGATCCATGCAATACAGACAGAATTTAATAGCAACTTAGAAGATCATTACATATTTACTAAACTAACTGATGATACATTTTCTATCGACCAGATAAAAAATCATTAGTTTGTAACCAGTTTTGTAACTCATTGTAACTCATTTGTAACTGTTCCGAAACTGCCAGAAGTCCAGTAAATACAAGGCTTCGGGGCGTTTTTGTAACTGTGTAACTCATTTTCCCTTATATATATTATAT